TGCATGTCATCAGGAATCGAATCGGAATCGTCGTCCGGGTGGATTTCGTGGTTGACATAATCGTGTATGTTTTCATCGACTTCGGTGGAGTCATCGATGAATTGACGAAAACGCGCAACTTTAGGTGATATTAATGACGGTGAAGCTGACAAACACGTCGGATTCGGATGAAATATCGGAATCGGCATAGACGTGATAGAAAGATCCATTCCGGGTTTTTTAATTTATCACTATATTTATTACATAGATTTTTATTTTATCGATTATGAATTCCACATGCTCGAACAAGGTGCGGAGACCATAGATTCATAATTGAATGGTGGCGACATAAGTCCTTATAGACGACATTCATCCAATCGACAGTTTCTTCTTTCAGGTGATTCTTGGAGCATTCCGATGGGTCTAATAAAAAAGTTTTCCTGACTGCGACGGAGTTGTCAAGGCGTTTATTTAGCGCGTCATATACGTGTGGGACTGGATTCATAATTGGTCTAACTTTTATGAGTGTATTTCGAATGATATGGTTTATATTCTGGTTTGCTGGAATTCGCGGAGTTCATTGGGTTCCCGTAATTCGCGGAGCTCATTGGTTGTCCCGAGTTTCCTAAAGGATTCTCATGTTGTCGCGTAACGATATTATCGGCGAAATTTCTCGACACCAATGCCCATTTCTTGAAATAGGGGTGTATTCGCGCACGTAGATAGATAGTAGGGTTATTTCGCGTCGCTCGTATGAGTTCATCATGTTGTTCGAATGTTTCTAAACGAAGGATTGCAAGACCCGATGTCCCGATTCGCGGAAGTGTTGTTCCATACGGTGCATAAACGTGATAAACACCATAAGTATTCTTCGGGTCGCTCATATTGACTGCAATTGTATAGACATCATCGGTCTTTGTCTTCGATGCGTCTGCCAATTTTGCACAATATTCCATCGTCGATTCCCATGTAATCACATCGTCCGCGTCACCAGTGTTCGCGTTTGTCTTTATATACTGCGACGCATCCGGTAATAGACGCACACGATGGACTGCAAATGGATCCAGATGTTCTAATTTATGTGACTTGTATGCGACATTATGAAAATAGGCGATGACCTGTCTCATCGAATAGAAGCGGAAACCGTGTATCGGTTCATTCAACACTTCGTCATGGACATCTCGCGCGGGTATTGTCTGTAGTGAATAGACGGGTTTGAGTTGGATATGAATGCCGGACCCATAGACCTTCGACGACGCATATTTTACCCAATGATGTAGGAATTCCATATGATATGCCATGGTCATCGAATCGCGCAATTTCCCATCGTATAATACACGTTCAAGAAGTAGTCGCACCGGTACATTCTGATATTTTACATCCCTGATAATGAGGTCACCTTGCAATACGATTGCATGATGTTGCGAATTGTGCAATAGTCCCTTCCACTTCGCCGGAATCGAAAGAGGAACCATCCATATAGACGGTTCCGAACGGTGTTTCGGATGGAGTGTATTGGTTTGGGACGAATACTGTTGTATGACAAAGCACGTTGGTACATTATGAACGATCATGATACATAGGATGACATTCATCGCATTTTCATAGAGCGGTGTCGCATAGGTTTGTTGGGATAATGCATCTTTAAAGATACCTTCATTAAACATGCGTTCAGATAGATGGAGTGAGTGAATCGTCTTCAGTGTCCGCAATATTTCGTGACGCTGACGACGATTTTTAAGTGAATAGAACGTGGTTCCGTTCGTTGTAATCTTGGTGGTTTCGAATGTGGTCATCGTTGTCGATGTAGATGTCGGTGTCGATATTCTTATATGAAAATATACTTTAACGGGACGCGTTTTCATATCAAAATTGGGTCCGTATCGGTCCGACTCGGTCCGCCTATTCTAAACGTGCAAGAGAACGTGCGGACATTTTGCGTTTATAAGAACGTGCTTTGCGACTCTTGCGACACATGTATTCACCATGTTTCTTAACACGGCGACAGGATGAATCGACAACTTCTAAACCCGGAACCGCGATACAACGGTTGGTTCTACGGCGGAATGCACAACCGAACTTTGGGGTTTCTTCGGACGCATCACGTTTCTTTGAAAGTGATTTTTTCTTCAATGACTGACGTAGTGACTTGACGGCAGAACGTTTGCGTGATTGTAATTTGGATTGCGAACGACGTAATGAACGTAAGATTCCTTTTAATGAGATAGTTGATTCCGGCATGAGTATAGGTATAGTCTCTTATATAATAATTCAATATTTTTTCGTGATTGTCGGACGATTATGAGGACGACGACTACGAGGACGACGACGTTAGTTTGGACCATATGTAATATAGAACAATTCCAATGAATACATACAACAAAATACGGTATAACACATAAAATAACAATCCACCAAAGATACAGACGAAAATCCATTGTTCCATCGTTAATTTCGGAATAGTCCAGTTCATCTTTGGTTTTTCTCGCGGGGTCTTATCCGCATCTACAACGGCATTATCGACAGGTTGAATGCGTTTATCGTCAGTATTTGTCATCATACTCCAGAAAATATCATTCAATGCGTCTTTGTCTAAATTTTTGAGTATAAATTCCATTTTATGAATACCCATCTATAGTAATGTAACAGAATATTTTTATCATACGTAAGTAATGATACGTAATTATGTGATTCATCACTATATTGGACGCGGGTCCTACGGTAAGGTCTTTTGTGTATCCAATACAGGGAATACGAATACAGGTGTTATTCTCAATGCCAATATGCCGAAATATTATGCCATGAAAGAAGTTCCATTATTGGAATTATCCGTGAAAGAAAAGATGCAACTATTGACCGAAATATGTCTTCAGAAATGTAGCACTTCACCGTATATCGTATCCTATTACGACAGTTTCATCGAGAATGAAAATTTATATATCTTATCCGAGTATGCCTCATTCGGTGACCTCCAACGGTACATCGGTATTGCGTCTCCTTTGACCGACGAGTTTATCGCAAAAGTCCTCATACAGTCCGCGATGGGTCTTGCTTATTTACACAAGCACAACATTGTTCATCGCGATATCAAGTTGAATAATATACTCGTTTCCGACGACACGAGTATTCGAATCGCGGACCTAGGTGTCTCCCGTTTTTTTCCAGAGACAAACCTCTTGAATTCGCTAACAGGTAGTCCGCTCTATATGTCACCGGAGATGTGTATCGGAACCGGATACAATGAGAAAACGGACGTATGGTCGCTCGGATGTGTGATATATTACTTGTTGAAAGGAACTTATCCATATAACGGAAGCAATATGTTTCAACTCTATTATGACATTATGGACAAGTCATATGAACCTATCGGACCAGAATCCACTGCGCGACACGAAGAATGGAACCGTATTTTAGGAAAACTGCTGGATAAGAATCCATTCACGCGATATCGCGCATCGGTGATATGTCAGGACCCCTTTCTATTGGAACTCGCGGATATGTCAGTCGATGAGATACAGAAGCAGGTACATTGTACAAATACGATTGGCGAAAATATATGGGAACTCTATAATCGGACCATTGCGACGCGCATGGAACCCGATGAAGATATAACAGACGAACAATTTATCGGGATGGTCGATATGATTACTGAATATACACCAAAGAAAACGATGCGGTCGATTCCGTCGATTCCGATAAATCTTGCTGGAATACAACCCCATCCACCGACGTCGTCATCACCACATGTAACTCCGCGGTCAGTTCGTTCAAGGTCATCAACTCAACGAACACCGATGCCACCTTCCCCTACATTTTCGACGACATCTTCTGCGACCACTTCCGCGACCTCTTCTGCAACACCTTCGACTAATTCGCCACGTATTTCGTTATCTTCACTCTCGTCGACACCACCATCGTTGAATTCGGTGTTGAACAATTCACCACGTGTATCATTTTGCTCATATTCGCATTCCGTTGGACAGATTCCAATTCCAATCCCTTTAAAGAGACAATCATCGTTCCTGCCACCGATTGAGCGCAAGTAATTTTTATGCAATAAATAATATAGACATATCACAAAACACACATACACATCCTAATGGCAATTGATTATGTAATGGATAATGCACTCTTATCCAAGTTGTGCATCTATCTCGTTGTTGCAAATATCGCCGTAATCGGTTTCGTGGTCTTTATTTATTTGAAATTACGTAACAAACAAGGACCACCAGGTCCTCCAGGACCACCGGGACCTCCAGGGCAGTCGGCACCTGCCGTTCGTAGTCCAGGTGAAGATGCATCGAAGACTACTGTTATTTCTGCACCATCTTCATCATAAGTTGCCATATATATCATAGACATCTATCGTATTTGCCGTTGCGGTTAATACGATTGTCTCTACAATTTTACACAATTCTTCGTCTGAATCCCATTCATAGAATAGTGCGAACAAGGTTGCGTATCGCTGTACGAGTTCTTTATAATAGCGTGTTGGTAAGTCCATTTGTAACTATTTTTTGTATATAAAAAAGAATCGCGGTTCTTTTGCATCATACCACTGACCGACCACCGATGAAGAAAACAAAAACAGTATCGATTCAAGAGTGCGATTCGCAACCCGCAACGAAACCTCATGTGATTTTCAATGAACCGACTGTATTTTCCGAGTTTATCATTCACAAACCTCTTTGTCGGATATTATCATCCTATCAATCACCCGAAGACCTCCCGATGGGGATGTTAATTGTGGGCACCCCCCTTTGTGGTAAAAGGACATTAATCCATGCATTTATAAATCACCTTGTCCAAAAACCGGTTACGCGGACCATACGTCGCGATATGCATGAATCGATGAAAGTGGAGTTCGTTCATTCGCCGTATCATATTGAATTTCATTTAGAAGAATACGGTCTAACTGACCGTTACATCGTCGGCGAATACATTAAAAAGATACTGGATTGTCAAACGATTGATGGGCGAATACGCATATATATATTCTATGGTCTGGAAACTTATACACTCGATACGCAAGATATGTTTGTAGGATTGATGGAAAAGTATGCGTCGTCTTCGCGATTTATATTTACCGCATCATCTACTAACAAAATACACAAACGAATAAAGACATCGACGGTACATATTCGGGTGCCAATGCCGTCCCAACATGAAATTCGTTCATATCTTGCGAGTAAGGGTCTATCGATATTCGATGCAGATGCGCGGTTGCAAACGATATTGAACGATGGACATATCGGTAGTCTTCGCTATCACTCTTCTGTAAATCCATTCGATGCATTATGGAAATCAATACGTCCATTGATTGACCGAGAAGATATAGAAAGTGTTGTAGAGATGCGTCCGCTTTTTTACGAGGCAATTACGCTTACATTACCGATGAACGAATTGATACAAATGATGTGTCGCTATGTCGTTCAATCTTGTCCAATGCATTTGTCGAATGAACTATCCAAGTGTCTTCAAGAATTTAGTCATCTCGAAATGAGAATGAATCATTTGAAGCACGATATCGTATGTCTGGAATACGGTGCATTACTTGCCAAACGATATTTACATGGACACTTTCGAGAATAAGATAGATTCGAGAAACACTTTCGAGAATAAGATAGATTCGAGAAACACTTTCGAGAATAAGATAGATTCGAGAAACACTTTCGAGAATAAGATAGATTCGAGAAACACGTTCGAGAATCGGAATCGATAATCGCGTGTAACTGAAACGCTTTTTATCTAAAGACAGAATAGGCGAAGACAAGTAATATATTATATCGGCACTGTATCTACGTATTGAAGATGGAAGATTATTACGAGATACTTGGTTGTTCGCATACGGCATCGACGGAAGAAATCGCACAAGCATACCGTCGTAGTGCTCTTAAATTTCATCCCGATAAAGTATCACATGACAACTGTAAGAATACAGCAGAATCGCTTAAACTCGCAACGGAACGATTCATCCTATTGACTGATGCATATGAAACATTGCGCGATCCAGACAGACGTCATGCATATAATCTACGGAAGAAGATGTACGGTTCATCTGCCTATGCGGAAGAAGAAGCAAACGAAATGAAAAAGAACGAGGCACCTTGGACACTTGATACACTCTATCAATATCTGGTTCGCTCGCCGTTATGGAAGTGGGGATGGGTTTGGTTAAAAAGTTTTGACCCCGTGTTATCCGATGTAACACAAAGATGGATTGATGATATTACACAACAATATATGATGGAAACTAACGAATTGACAAAATCCGAATGTGTCCAGTGGTGTGCAAATATCGTCAAGAATTACTTGGAACGTAAGTTTAGTATTCCAGAATACCACAATATATACAAATTGCAATTAACAACGTATTTAATTGAACAGTCGCATATCAATATCGAATGTTCGCTCGATTTCATTCGTAAATATTCTGCTGTGGATATTTGGCACGAATCGAAACATGAATATGCACTCGCACGTTTCGACTTGCGCAATGATGTCTGTTGTCTCCGATATATAGACCGAAAGATAACGTTTGAATTCATGGATAAATTTCCGGAAAATACATCGCGATTCGGACTTTATGACATCCAGATGAAAGTCTCATTACCACCTTCGATACTCACCAAGAAAATTCGATTAACACACGACTATGAAAAGGACACCCCGTTAGTTACAACCATTCACATCGATGGGAAAACACATATTTATCGTTTAAAAAGCAAAGGTATATACGATGCGACTTATCGTAAATGGGGCGATTGCTACCTGTGTATCTCACTCGAAGACGTCGATACAACGGGATGTCGTGATAAGAATATTTATCGTTATGATATTCTAACCGACGAAGAAACGGAATCACTATCAAAGGACGAACTGTATTCGTCTATCAAACTTGAAGAAATGCAAGATATATTCTCTGTATAGTCCCATCTCAATCTCTACTTCTACTTGTCCATCAATTATTTTATCGACACACATTAAATAATTGATGCTTTATAATAAATGCAACCACTTACGCGTTTCATTACATCGTATCTCCCGTATGTTCTTAAACATTCAACTTCACATGTTCAATCCTCTGTTGAAATACCCTCTCCATCCCTCGCGATTGTCGATGAACCAGTAAGGTGTCGTACGGATGACCCTGAACGATACAAACAATACAAGTATTTTATCAATGACGCGATATCTCCTGAAATGCAACAGACAATCCTACGCGATTATCGCCGTGTCCATTGTGTCCAATATACATGCAAATCGCCTTTCTCATCGGATGCGTTTCAGATAGAAATGCATTATTACCTACCTCTTACGTTGAAATCATTGAAGAGTTCTAGGATGATGAAAACCATCGAACTGTATGTAAAATCATTGTTCGTGATGTTTTTCAATCTCGAATCGATACAATCACCTTATATACGCGACGTTGTTCTGTCGAAAAATGGTCCAATTCGAATCTACTTTGCGCCAACTGAATTTAAAAAGCACATTCCTCGTGAAGTGTGTCATCGCAAACCGTTTGTATTCGAAAATGACATGGTGAATTCGGGATATACAACACATGGTATGAATGGTCGATACATCGTGATTTATCGCCGGGAAGAATTCAGTCGTTTATTATTCCATGAATGTATCCACTATATCGGTCTCGACGGTGCATCCGACAGTTGGATCGATTTCCAACAATTCCGCGACGATACACTATTGAACGTCGAAGGCGAGTTGCGCATATTCGAGGCATATACCGACACGTATGCCATATACTGGAACATTCTCATCCGTCAATACCTGATGCGAACCAAGACATCGACCGTGCCGGTACCGGCAATACCGACCTTATGGAAACGCGAAATAAATCACCAACGCAAATTGATTGAACATTGTATGTACTGTATCGGTGCAAATTCAATAGACCAATGGTTACCCGGCGCACCTGCAGATAATCGAATTACATGGACAATGAATACCGCCACATTTGCCTACTATATTTTAAAACACGGTGCGTTCTTACGTGGCACCATGAAATTCCAAGAAATGTTCCCTTTCGGTGCAACTTTATGGTCTCGCGATAAAATTAAACAATGGTATGAATTCTGTATAGATGGCATGAAAACGGTATCTGATAAATACCATGCAAGGTGTCGAGCGAAAGATGCTCCGACGACGATGTCCGCGATTTGTTCATCGTAAAATATTCTGTTTCTATGGTAGCTAACTAAAGTAGCCACGAATGGGAATTAAAAACCTAAATTCCCTTATTGAAACGTGTAGTCCATCAGGGATTCAATTATGTTCATTAACAGCATTTCGCGGAAAAAAAGTTGCCGTCGATGCAAATGTCTATTTATACAAGTACATGTATGGTAAAGCAACGCCTATCGATGGAATCTTTTTCATGGTCAATAAATTCAAAAAGTTCCATATGACGCCGATATTCGTGTTCGATGGCAAACCACCATGCGAAAAAGAAATGACACTTCAATATCGCAAACAGATGAAGAATCGTTTGGAGACCCGTATTCAAGAAATCAATCATTCGATGGAACAACTCGCAATTTCAGGAACCGGCAATGACCCGGATACAACGATGATAGAAGATGACTTGCGACAACAATTACAACAGAACGAACGTCGTCTCATCTATATTTCCGATGAAATTATACATCTTGTCAAGAGATTGTTCGATATGATGGGCGTTTCCTATATTGATTCACCGATGGAAGCGGAACACTTGTGTGCCAAGTTATGTCGCGCAGGATATGTCGATGCAGTAGTCAGCGAAGATATGGATGCAATCGCATGTGGAAGTCCGGTGGTCCTACGCGATTTTTCGAATCGTCGCGATGATATTCGTGTTTATACGATGCAACGCATATTGGACGATATGGGTATTACATATTCCATGTTTGTCGATATGTGTATTTTACTTGGAAATGATTATATGCCTCGCGCTCGTGGATATACGCCGGATATGATTTATTCGGATATATGTCAGCATGAAACCATTGAACAAATTAAACAGACACGGTCATTTCGGTTACCGGATGAATACCAATGTCGTCGCCTTCGCACACTATTGAACTTGGACGAAATTAGTATTTCGGATGAAGAATGGACGCGTCAATTAAGAAAACATCAGGACCTCAATAAACTCAAGGAATTTATGTGTTGTCATTCTACGATTGACATGGATACGATATCGAATCGTGTTGAAAAGATGTTTTCATCCGATGCCCGCAGACCGTCGGCGATGGATATTCGACAAAAAGTAGAATCACAAGTCGAATCGCGATTACCATGGTTCTCTATTACACCTCGCATTCATAATGAATACAGGACAATACGTGGAATGACTGGACTCACAACCGCACCATCACCTGTCGCAACGAGTTCGTTCGTACATTGAAACGAAATAGAATGTTCCTATATAATATACATTTTTGTGATATATTATATAGAAATTCGCAAGATGGAGACCACTGTATCAACCATACCCGAAGAAAACATCAAGCGAATCAACCAATGGGATAACGAATTATGGACCGTCATCGATTCCTATTTCAAAAATACCGATAATTATATGTCAAAGAACCAACTCGATTCATACAATCGCTTTTTAGAAATTAATTTGCCCAAGACCATCCGTCAATTCAATCCGCTTATTCTGTCCTATCATCCAACTACATTCGTCGTTCCGGGAACAAATCAAACCGAAGAAGGATACTATTTCGAAGTCCATGTGACACTCGGTGGAAGTGTCGAAGAAATATCCGTAGAAGAATTAAAAGAAGACCGTTCTGCGAATCCGTATGAATCCCGTGAAACTGTATTAATCGACGGAACATCCATTCGCGTCACGGATAAAAAAGTCAATGTCATCAACGACGGAACACATATCTATGTCAATAAACCAATTATACAAGAACTTTACACATCCGACGGTAAAATCACCGGTCAATTACACCAAAAACCACTTTACCCAAACGAAGCACGTCTCAAGAATATCACGTATCGAACCGATTTATTAATCGACGTCATTATCGACTATCGTATCCACCCCTATGCACATTTCCAACCCGCACGTGACGGCATAACAAGCGATACGACAAACTTTACACAACCCCGAGTCATACGTCGATTCGAAAAAGTTCCACTCGGTTCCATTCCAGTCATGTTACAAAGTAAGATATGTAGTCTATACGGTATGAAACAGGAAACATTGCATCAGATGGGCGAATGTGAATATGACCACGGTGGTTATTTCATCATCGACGGAAAAGAAAAAGTCATCGTCGCACAAGAACGCCAAGTCGAAAACATGATTTATGTATCGGAAATCAAGGATGCATCGAGTAAGAACGGGATTAACTATCGCGTCATGAGTGAAGTCCGCTCTGCACCGGAACATCGTTTCCAACCGGCACGTATTACAAATGTTTTTGTGGCACGTCGTTCGGTGACCAAGAATCACCAATTCTATAACAAGTCCTACGATACGAATGTCAAGGTTCGCATGGTCGATATGCACGAAGACGGTCTATATGTGCGAATTCCACAAATTACACAGGACATTCCTTTATTCGTCGTGTTTCGCGCACTTGGTATCGTATCCGATTATGAAATTATACACAAGATTATGGCATCCGGGTCATTGAACGAAGACACCGTTCTCGGAAAACGCATGATGGATTTCCTACAAAGTTCAAAGGCAGGTGCGACAATATTCTATCCGGAACTGTATCATTATGATGAAACATTGAAGGTATCGTATCAACGTGAAATCGATAATATGGCAGATGCACGTATGTATATCGCGTCCTTCATCGACAATGAATTCTTGCCGGAAAAAATACAGGATAAGGAAGTCCGTATGGCATACCTCGACATTATATTCAAGGAACACTTTTTACCACATGTCGGAAGCATGAATCTCGATAAAGCAGACTATTTGTCCTATATGGCATACGAAACCCTATTATCGACATTCGGAATCAAGAAATTCACCGACAGAGATAGTTATATGCACAAACGCGTCGATTTAGCAGGTTACCTCGTTGCAACCCTATTCCGTGACTTGTATTTCCGTGTGAAGAACCGTCTTGTCGAATTGTGTAATATCAATCATAGTAAGCGCGATGTGTCCGGTGGATTCTGGTTGAATGATGATAAAGACACCTATTTCTGGCGCGAATTACCCGCAAACTTGAAATTCACTCGTTATCAACTCTATCGTTTCATCGGTTCCGAACTTGAACCGCAAACCATTCTCCGTGCAGACCAAATTGTTGATAGACGTATCGTTGATGACGGTTTCATGTTTGCATTCAAGAATGCATGGGGTCTCAAGAACGCACCTGGAAATAAGGAAGGTGTGGTCCAAGACTTGGCACGTTTGAGTTACGTCGGTTTCGTATCCCATCTACGTCGTATCAATACTCCATTATCTGCGAGTGCGAAAGTCCGTGCACCGCATACTCTCCACATGTCATCATGGGGTATTATGTGTCCTTCCGAAACGCCGGATGGTGGTAACATCGGTCTCCGTAAGAACTTGTCGATTTTCGCAGTCATCAGTTCGGGTAGTAATTCAATGACCCTATTGCGATGTATGGTTAATCACGGTTTAGAAAGTAATTTACAAGCGGACCCGACACGTTTCCATCAAACCAAGGTGTTCTTAAATGACCGCATCGTCGGATATGTTCGTCATCCCGTGTTGTTCTGCAAGAAACTACGTCTATTGAAACGCAATGCAATTATCAACGTCTATACGTCCATCTCATTCAACATCGAACATAATTGGATTAAAGTCAATACGGATTCCGGTCGTGGTATGCGCCCAGTCCTCGTTGTCGATTCCGATAACCAACTTGATATTTTCAAGAAAGTCAGTGTTCTCGGTGGTAAAGACGTCTTTTCTGCATTGAAACAACAAAGTCGCAACAGTAAGGTAAATTGGATGCATTTAATCGGTGGTTTCCGCAACCACGATGAAAAGGTTCCATTTAATGACCAGGAAGAAATGTATTTGAATGACTCCGACTTCGAATCGGATATGATACGATTGGAAGAAATGGCTGGTGTGATTGAATACATCGATAAGACAGAAGAGGACAATGCAATGATTGCCGTATCGATTCGCGATCTTTCCTATAAACAATATCGTTATCACTACTGTGAAATCCATCCATCGCTCATATTAGGTCTCCTTGCAAATTGTGTTCCTTTTATTGAAATGAATCCGGGTCCGCGTCATTTGTATGCCGTTGGTCAATCCAAACAGGCACTTGGTATGTATGCAAGTAACTTCCGTAATCGTATGGACACGAAAGGTCAAGTGATGTATTACCCTCAACGTTCGATTGTCCGTAATCGTCTTGAACGCTATTTATTCACACCGGAAATGCCAAATGGTATCAATGCGATTGTCGCAATTGGTTGTTTCTCGGGATACAATCAAGAAGATTCCATTATATTCAATAAAGCATCGGTGGAAAGAGGTCTGTTCCGAACAGTCAAATACCGTACGTACTCTGCACGTGAAGAAATCGAAAATGGCAAGATTCGCGCCAGCTCCCGCTCCAAAGATTCTCGTGTGAATGTTTCCAACGTGTGTGTGCTCTTCGGCGGCGGCGGGCACCCCATGGCCGCCGGAGCCCGCTTGCGCGGTCCCATTGAAGAAGCCGCCTCCCGATTCCTTTCCGCTCTCGAAGATGAAGTCCGACGACTCGATTAACGGCGTGCTCCTGGTCGATAAAGGCCAGGACATGACCTCCCATGACGTGGTGGCCGTGGCCCGCCGTTGCCTCAACACCAAGAAGATTGGCCATTGTGGCACGCTCGATCCGATGGCCACCGGCATGCTCATCCTCGTCGTCGGCACCGCCACCCGCATCCAGGACCTCCTCATGAGTGAGGACAAAGAATACACTGGAACGATGACGCTGGGTGCCACCACGAATACCCAGGACGCCGAGGGCGAGGTGCTCGAGCAGAAGCCAGTGCCTGATTTTTCGCAGGAAGACATCACCGCGGCCTTCGACCAGTTCCGCGGCGATTTTTATCAGACGCCGCCCATG